TATTTCGTCTGAAGTAGTAGGAGATGAGTATATCGTTACAGCTGGTGCTACTGGAGTACTTTTTGCTGTAGGACAGTCATATACCATAAATACAATATCATTCACTAATACTTGGGCTTTTGATAGTAACGGCACTCTCTACGGTCCTGCTGATGGTGGCGTAAAAGTTCCTGCTCTATCCACTGAGTTCATAGCTTCTCCTGCGGATAACAACTTAAACCTTTTTAGCAGTTCAGACATTATTCTTTTTAGCAGTTCAGACATTATTCTTAATGCTGTTGGAGGTTCGTACATTACCTCTACAGAAATAGGAAACCAAATTGCAACACAGGGTTATGTAGATTCTGCAATTGAAAGCATCCCAGAAATCTTGAAGAGTGTTGTAGCAGCAAGCACAGATTTTTCAGACTTTAAGAGCAGGATTGCAGCGCTGTAAAGTCTCGTTAAAGAGTCCCTCCTTTAAACGGGAGGGGTTTTTTATTAATCTACATAAGATATACCTTATGTAAAAGTTATCCACAGGCTAGGCAGTTGCTTTTTGCTATTTTTCTGTATACATTTAAGTCTAACTATGTACGTGTAAACGACAAAAAGACAGGATAATTATTATGGACAATAGTGTTAAATACCTAAATACCACTGCAAATCACTTTGAACATTGCGATTGGGACTACACCAAGTTGTTCCTAGACGGAAACAGGCGAAATGTCTAAAGAAATAGCATATTGCTATGCTCGCGTATCTACCCAGATGCAGGTAGAAGATGGCATGTCTTTGGGGGCTCAAGAGAAGCAACTTAACTATGCTGCCGATGCTGCTGGTTATGAAGTTGTTATGCTACGCGAAGAAGGACGCTCAGGTAAGAGCATTCAGGGCCGTCCAGTGCTCAGGGAAGCTTTACACAGGTTAGATGCAGGAGAAGCTAACGCTTTGTATGTAACTCGTCTAGATCGCCTTGCTCGCTCTACTAAGGACTTCCTAAGCATTATTGATAGGTCTCACAAGCATGGCTGGCGTCTGGCGCTACTAGATCTAGGTTTAGACACTGCTACCTACCAAGGGAGGTTTGTAGTTACCATTATGGCAGCTATGGCAGAGATGGAACGAGGGATGATCTCTCTTAGACAAAAAGACGTTCATCAAGATCGTAGAGATAACGGTAAAGTCTGGGGAGTTGATTTAGGACCAAAACCTATAATTAATGATGTAATAAGGGAAAGAATTAAAGCAGAAAGAGACGCTGGAATTTCTTACAGACTTATTGCTGATAGTTTAAATAGAGAAGCAATACCCACTGCCCATGGGGGCAAAGAGTGGTACTCATCAACAGTAAGAGCTATCTACACTTCTTATTTAAAAACTCTAACTTAATTAACAACACTTTACTGATGTAAAATTCTAGTGATCTTAAACAGTCGCTGGAGCTTTACTTGTTTAACAAATTTCGTATTTTATTTTTGTCTACTCTTTTTTTGTTGTACTCATTTATTGGCGCATCTTTTGCACCTGTAGGTGCATCTATATCTGAACAGCCTTGTAGTACATATTCATGGAGTGAAGAAGATGATGTTGCACATCAAATGTCTCTTCCTTACAGTCTACCTTTAGGTAGTACAACATATGACACGGTTTACGTGACAACTAACGGAACTTTGACTTTTGGTACACCTGACTCAACATTTCATACTTACCCATCAACTTCATCTATCTCCCTTGCGGGCTGGGACTGGGTTACTTGGGGTGGAGGATACTTAAGTTATGGAGTAACTGACACTGGATTTTGTGTTGAGTGGAAGGTGCGTCCTTACCCTGAATCAAGTGGTGATTTCACAACAATCAAATTAACTGTTGATATTTCACGTTTACCAACTTGGTCAGGAATTGTTGAGACAACAGGGTGGCTTCCTCAGGATTTACGTCGTGGAATTCGTTTTGAATCTAATCAAGATGTTGTAGTTATTTCTGAAGCATTTACTATTAACGGCGGGGTTCCAGTTGAAATGCAAACTTGCTGGGATGGGACAATTATTCCTATGTCTGGAACTTGTCCAGCAGAACCGCCACTAGGAGAGTGCTGGGACGGATCAACAGTTGCTTATAACCAGACTTGTCCACCAGTGCCACCAGATACGCAGTGTTGGAATGGGACATGGGTTGCGTGGAGCCAAACTTGTCCTCAACAACCAGCACCAATTGAATGCTGGGACGGATCAGAAGTTAATTACGATCAACAATGTTCTCCAGTACCAGATCCTGTTGTTAGTCCAACCCCAGAACCAACGCAAACAATAGCACCCACCCCAGAGCCAACAGTGACACCTGAGCCGTCACCATCAGAAACACCGACAATAGAGCCAACTTTAGAACCTTCACCAGAACCTAGTCCTTCTCAGGCTCCAGTAGAGTCCCCAGCTCCTGCCCCTTCAGAGAGTTTAACTTCTCTTCCACTTCCAAGTTCTCCAGAACCAGTAGAGCCTTCACCCACATTTGTCCCAGAAGATGCAGAACCTTCATTTACACCAACTCCTAGTCAAGAACCAATTATAGAACCAGAAATACCAATTGATTTTGACGAGCCATTTACTAAAGAAGAAGTCGAAGAATTTATTAGTGATTTGCTTTCTGATGGAAATATTAGTCAAGAAGAAGTAAATAATTTACTAGAAAATCTTACTGAAGACGGAGTTTTAACTCAAGGAGATAAGGAACTACTTGTATCAGTTATTATTGCTCAAGCAGATGGAGAGGCAGTATCTTCTGAATTAATTGATGAGTTGGGTCTTGATTATGAAGATTTACCGCCAGATCAGTTGGTTATTTTATCTAATGGAGTGGTTTTAACTGCAGAAGTTTTAGATGCTATTGAAATCTTTGAAAGTCCCTCTGAACTTCTAGCAACAATTTTTTCTGATCCAAGTAAAACAGTTAAAGCTTTACTTAATGTCGGCGCAGACATGACTGAAGAAAAACGCGAAGAAGCTCAAACAGTTGTTGTTGCGGCAATTATTGTGACACAGGTAGCTGCAATAGCATCTGTTGCATCTTCTGGTTCTACAAGTTCCTCAGGAAGCACTGGTGCTGGAGTTCCTGCAGGTGAAGAGAGAGTTAGAAAATCAAAAAAGAGAGTTATTAAAAAAACCCCTAAAAACAGGAAAATTAAAAGATAACAACAATCATTCTGGAAGGAATAAACATGATTAAAAAAATTGCCTCAGCCATCTGGGCAGTAGTTAAAGATCTAATTGCTGAAATGTGGACCTTACTTGGTATGTTCATTGCATGGGTAACTTTAGATGGATCTGCTAAATCCGTTGTAGGTATGGCTACTTTAGTTGCACTAGCAATATGGGTAATTACCCTGCCATTACGTATGGAAAAAGAAGAAGATTAGTTACTTAAATTGCCTATTGTAGTAGATACTGGTATGTTTACAATAAGAAACATTCTACTACAATAGGAGAAATAAAGAATGAGTGACAACCTTATACAAGAATATAAAGACAAAATAGATCCAATTCTTCCGTTAGCAAAAAAGGCTTATGGATCACGTAATCAAAAGACAAAAGAACATGACGCTAGTCGTAAATACACTCAACTATTGACAGAATTCTATGAAAAGAACGGAAGTCTTCCAGCACTTGCAAAAGCATTAGATGTTGCTTACGCGGGTGTGAGAAGGCGCGTAGTTATGCGTGATGTTGCAGTTTCTTCAATTAGACCAAAAACAAGAGTTTTAGATGAAGAACAAGTTCTCTTAGCCACAAACAGAGTTAAAAAAGCTAAATTAACTGGAGTAGATCCTTACCATGATCAATTGGCAGAAGAGTATGAAAAAGGTATTCCAATGTCAGGTTTAGCACGTGGTTTAGGGCTAAGTTCAGCCGCTCCGTTGTATTATGGAGTTCAGAGAAGTTTACAACGTCAAAATAAGTAGGTAGTTATGGGCAAAAGTTTGATGGAGACATTGGCTTTACTGCCCAAAGAAGAACAAATAGCAATACTTGCTGACATTGATATGGACGCGCTTGTGTGGGATTGGTCCGCATGGGCGCGTCCAGAGCAACTTCCACCAGTTGGTGATGACTGGAACGTGTGGCTAGTTCTTGCAGGTCGTGGTTTTGGTAAAACAAGACTTGCTGCCGAGTGGGTAAGAGAGCAAGCAAAATACACAAATCAAGGAAAACTTAGGTTTGCCCTTGTTGCTCGTACCGCAGCAGATGTACGTGACGTTATTGTTGAAGGTGAGTCAGGGATTATTAACATAACTCCTCCCTCCGAGCGTCCGCACTATGAACCTTCAAAGCGTCGTCTAACTTGGCCTAATGGTAATACTGCAACATTGTTTACTGCCGATGAACCAGACTCCCTACGTGGACCTCAATTTACACATGCTTGGGGTGATGAGATTGCAGCTTGGCGTCAGACTCCAGATGCTGCAGGTATGACTGCATTTGATAACTTACGAGTCGGTACTCGTCTTGGAGCAAAACCAAAACTTATTTGTACAACAACTCCAAAAAGAGTTCCTCTACTTTATAAATTAATTGAAGAATCAAATAAAAAATCTGACACATCTTCAAAAGTAATTATTACTAAAGGATCTACACTTGACAATGCCGGGAATCTATCAAGTGCATACCTTGAAACAATTGTTGGTGTTTATGAAGGAACATCTCTCGCTAAACAAGAACTTTATGGAGAGATGCTTGATGACATGGAGGGAACTCTATGGACTATGGAAATGATTGAATCAAGTCGTCAAGGGGTTATGCCACCATCTGCACCTTTAAGAATTATAGGAGTAGATCCATCTGTTGCAGAAAATCCAAGAGATGAATGCGGAATTATTGTTTGCGCCTCTACAGCAGATAGAGACCTATATAAGCGTCACGCTTGGGTGCTAGAAGATGCATCAATCCTTGGATCACCAGAAGTCTGGGCTAATAAAGTAGTAGAAATGGCTAGAAGATGGGGATGTCCTGTTGTTGCGGAAGTTAATCAGGGTGGCGCTTTGGTGCGCAATGCCATTAATGCTATTGACCCTAATGTTAAAGTTCTCGAAGTCCACTCAAAATATGGTAAAGCACTACGAGCAGAACCTACAGTCCTTGCCTACGAGCAAAAACGTATTCACCACGTTGGCTATCTTTCAGATCTTGAAAGTCAAATGACAACATGGATACCAGAGTCGACTAAAAAATCTCCAGACAGAGTAGATGCATTAGTTCACGCACTAACAGCTTTATTAATTAAACCACCTCAAGGTTTTTCTGGAGGAAAAATTACTGCAAAATCACCAGCGGCTCGTAGAATTCCCGGTATTAGAGGGAGTACTTCAGGCCCGCGTGGCGCAAGGATTATTAATCCTTAAGTATTACTTAACGATTGCTGCCCAGGATTTTGGACCAACAGTGCCATCTGGAGTTCCAAGAGCTTTGTAAGTTTTTTGAAAATCTACAACAGCTTTTTTAGTTTTAGCATCATAAACTCCAGTTGCAGAAACTTTAAGAGCAATTTGAAGAGCCTTTACATGCTCTCCAGATTCTCCTGGCTTTACTGGATGACCAGGGTACGCCTTTGATGGTGCAGCAGGCTTAGCAGGGACAACAGGCTTAGCAGGGACAACAGGCGCAGATCCACTATCACTTGCAAGAAGTTCTGCAGGATTAATACCGCCACCTTTAGTCCAAGTAGGTTTTGCTTGCGCTTCAAGATGAAGATGAGGGCCAGTTACGTTTCCCTCTTTACCAACTTCTCCAACTTTTTGTCCTGATTTAACAGAATCACCTTTTTTAACAAGTAACTTACTCATGTGAGCGTACATAACAAAAAGTTTTCCGTGTTGGATTACAAGAGACTTACTGCCATAAGCACTGCCCCAAATACCAGTGCCGATAACTTTACCGTTACCAGCAGCAAATACAGGAGTACCTACAGGAGCAGCAAAATCTACTCCTTCGTGGCGTCCTGTTGTCCACATTTTTCCGGGCTTCGCAAAAACGGTCGTAATTTTATAATTTGATGGTACTGGCCAAGTCATGTATATACACCTCGTGTTAGATAAAAAGATTTACTTATCTAAAATACCGCAAATATCTAAAGTTGATTCTAGCGAGCAAACCTAGCAGCAGTACTCCAGTCAATTTCTGTAGTCTCTACAGACCTAGGAACTAACAAACGTCCATTAATAATTGCCCTAGAACCAGTGCCCTCTACATCAAGATTTCTTTCTACCATCTTTCTATGGAACGCAATCTGAGTCATAGGTTTTTCTCCTCTTTGCTCACTCCATAGTCTATAAATTGCATATAAAGATTTCATTGGAGTACTAGTACCATCGGCTTCTTTAGTTTCTTCACTTAAGAAAATACCAATTCTGTCTTCATTTCTACGATAAGACTCTGATGCCTCACTTACAGCAGCGCATGTTCCTAGGGCGTCTTTTAGGCTAGAACCAAGAAGTCTAATTGCACCTTCAACACACCAAGATAAAACAGCAGGTAGTGCACCTTCAGGATCAAAAATGTATTCTTTTAGATCAGGATCAGATACCTCGGGGGTACGAGTTAGAGGTATTGGTTTAATACGACGCCACATAGCATCATCATTAATAATTGGACGATGATTAGTTGTAATCCAAAGTTTTGCTTGGGATTGAAAAGTAAAAGGTTTTTCACCTGGAGAACGTGCTGAAATTTCAGAAGATCCTGTAAGTTTTTTTACGGCATTCTCTTTTAATCTTTCTCCGTCTGGTAATTCATCTACCCAGACCATACGACGACCACGAAGTTCAGCCCAGTGGTACAGATCAGTACTATTTGATTGACCGTCATTCTGCGCAAGAATAGTTGAGTCCATAGGGAATGCGTATTGATCAGTTCCTAAACATTTAACAATAGCCTCTACAAGGGTGTTCTTACCAGAACCTGGAGGACCGTATACTAAAAACATTGTGTCGTACTTGCGAGAGCCAGTGAGCGAATAACCAGCGGCTCTTTGAATAAATTCTTGCAACTCTTTATCGCCACCAGTAGCAAAATCAATAAACTGTTGCCATCTAATATTTGTTAAACCCGGAGTGTATCTAATTGGAGCACGCTTTGTTATGTATAGATCTGGACGTCCCTTAAGAAGTTCTCCAGTTCGTAAATCAACAACACCGTTCATAACACCTAAAAGATTTTCATCGGAGTCCCATTTTTTAACTCCAACTAAAATTCTTGGGTCCGAGTTAGCACTTTTAATTGCTGAATCAATTCGAGCATTGGATTTAGATCCCTGAGCAAATTTAATAAGTTCTACTTGTTTATCAGTATCAGTGTCATAATGTTGCATTTCACTACCAATAATTGAAGCAAGTCTTTTAGATATTTCTTTCATACCAAGAATTTCAACATCTGGTTTCCAGTAAGTTCCATCCCACTGAAACCAACCAAGACCTTCTGTATAACGAATTGTTTGACCAAACACATCTACTATCCGTCTACCATTACCAGTATCAGTAAAGGATCTCATACCGACAACGCCACCATCTTCTTCAGATAGTGCATCGATATCTTTTGGTACATCCATGTTTGTAAGAGAAAAAGCCTGTTCTAAAGAGTCTCCGTCTTCTAATGACTGAGCAATAGACCCAGCAATAGTTCCTGGTAAAAAAGTAAACAATGAAGAACTAGGAGCAACAACACCAGTCATAGCCTTAGGAGTTGGTTCAGAGGGTTTAGATATTCTTTTTGCTTTATCTTCCATCCACTCTGAAACATGAGGAGCAAACTTTTTCATTTTTGGATTAGCAACTACAAAGTCAAAGGCACGATTAAATTGAAATAAAACACCTTCTGGTCCCTCAATGGGAAGTGGTGGACTGACTTTTTCATGATTAAATCTGATAATTAAAGATTCTGCAGCACTTCTATTTATTGCATCTACACCCATTTTATTTGCAAGCGCGCAGGATAGTTTGTAAATGTCTACAGTACGGTGACCTTCTTCAAGACCGTCTTCAAGAATCTTGTCAATGTCTACTCTTTCATCATTAAAACTTAAATCACTAAATATGTCTTTCCAGTCAAGTTCTCCGTAAGACATACCAGAACCACCAGAAGATCTTCTACCACTTTTACGAAGTATGGACAGTAATTCCTCAGGAGCATCTGCCATCTCTAATTCATATGGTGCTTTACCAGTAACCCATTCGTAGCAATGACCAGAGAAGTGCCTAGAAGGAGTAATTAGAACATAGCCATTGTGTTTAATGTCTATACCTTTAAGACCATTTTTAATTAAGTTGCCAACAAGTGCTTCTGACGGGTCACATTTATAAAACAAATGGCGACCGCGAACAGTTCTACCATTTAATGTGTATTCTCCCGTCAAAGCCTCTACGGTAGGAGGAAGGTTTCCTTCTAAAATCTCTTCAAATTTTTGAAATGAATCTACGCCACCAGAACGTGGGTCAACATCAATTACTAAAAATCCAGATGGACGACAAAAAACACCAACATTTGCTTCTGGAGAACGAGTCCACCAATCTTCAATAATCTCTATGTCATCAGTGGCTCTAATATTCCACTCATCAATTGCTGGATGCTTACCTACGTCTTTAGGTTCAGAGTGCGGGCGCCCACACGTGCAGCGACCTCCATCAACAATTCCATGACAAGGAAGGATTTTCCATCCTTGAGATGCATACCAGCGCGCACCGCCAAATAAGCGACTGTCATCTGCTGCTTCCCAAGTCATGAACTACCACCTATAAAAAAACTATCATTAGTTGTTAATAAAGAAGAAAACCAAGTATCCGCATCATCCAATAAAACGTATAAACGTTCTCTACCAGTCTCAGTCTGAGTCGCCACTGCTAAAAGTTGTCCGCAAGATATTGCTCTGGCAACTACTCTAGTAGGTAATCCATATTTAAGTGCAACGGCTCTCACACTTAGTCTTTTTGGTGGCTCTATTGTCATTTTCTCCCTTTGACACATATGATAAATAAACTCAATAGCGAAACTATAGCACTACACGGTAAGAGTCAATAGGCAAATCAATAATTAGTTTTTTAAGTATGTAATAATATTAAGACATTGTCTATTATCTTAGGTTTATAAATTTATGCAATTTAGTTGGTGGGAGCCAGGAACACCCAGTGTCTTAGATATTGGAGACGCTTCTGCAATTTTATTTTTCTTTATTGCTTTAGTAACAGCAGTTGTAGGAATCGCACGATGGTGGTCAAATCATCTTAAAAATATGATTATTGACATAGTTGGTAAAGCTACCGAGCCTATACATCCTTCCAGTAATGGAGGGTTCAGCCTCCCGGATATAGCAAGAAAAGTAAATAAATTAGAGACTAGTTTAGAGTCTATTAGGAAAGATCAAATAGCGACAAGAGATATAATACTTCAAGTTCTTATAGATAAAGATATTAAATCAAAAAGGCCAGTGACAAAAAAGACCGCATAATTTTAAGTTTTAGGGCAGTTTTTTAAAAAACAACACGCCCAACTAAAAAAGACATATAACACCTCTTACCTGTTACAGTTGTGACATAAATTAATTGTCGTACTTGTTACAAGTCTTACTAATGCACTTACAACAAGTAAAGACACTGATATTGAGAGGGTAGCCCCATGAGCCTTTCTGAGAGACTTTTAGAGGTAGAACCACCATCATTCGGACTTCCATGCGGAATTTCAGAAGTTCAAAGAAAAATGAACGAAGACGATAAAGCAGCACTTGAGGGTGTCATGTCGGTAGGCCCTGAGTCCCCCAAAAGATTGTCTAATAGACAAATTCAGAATATTTTATTCAGTGAAGGCTATGAAGTGTCATATTCTTCTGTTTCACTGCATAGACGTAAGCAATGTAGATGTTTTACAGGTAAGGCAAGATCGTACAAAAATGTAGAGACTGATAGTTCTGGTACTAAATAATGACTGAAAAAAGCTTATCTGACAAATTTGAAGAACTAGTTAGTCCAGGGCCTTCTGGTTCTGACATTAAGCAAACTAATACTCCTGAAGCGTGGCGTCCTAGAATGGACGTTGGGAAAGACGGTGGTTATGTAGTCTCTACCCCCCGCAACGCTGGAGAGATCCCAGATGCTGTAGAGATTCTTGCAGAATTTGGCTTAAATGCTGAATCGTGGAACGTCTCATCAATTAGAGAATCTAGATGGCAAAAATTTGATGGCGAGTGGCTTCAAGCGTTTAGAGTAAATTTAACACCAGCATTTACTTCCATTGGGTTAGATTTAGATCTAGAAAAATTAGTTGATGAAATAAAAATATGGAAACCTAGTAAATTAGAAAAAAATATAAGTGGAAATATTGCTTATCTTGTAGCACCTTCTGATCAACAAATTGGTAAAAAAGCCAATGGAGAAGGTACTAAAGAGTCCGTGGCTAGAATTTTAAACTCAACTCAAGGAGCAGTCCATAGACTGCATGAACTTAGAAAAATAGGAAGAAGCGTTGGAACTATAGTTCTTGCCTTACCTGGAGATCACGTAGAAGGTAACGTATCCCAGCACGGAAGATTGCAAGGTTTAGCCTCCTCTGATCTAGGACTAACAGAACAAACTCGTGTAGCTAGACGTATACTTATGGCTCAAATAAAGGCTTTTGCACCACTTTGTGAAAGACTAATCGTTCCTGTAGTTAATGGAAATCATGACGAAGTTACACGTCAAGTAGTAGCAGACCCATCTGATGGCTGGAACGTAGAGATTGCATCAGCAGTACAAGATGCTTGCGCAGAAAACCCTGCCCTATCTCATGTTGAGTTCAGATTTCCAGCAAAAGGTCATCAAACCCTTGCCATAGACATTTGTGGAACAATGCTAGGGCTGTTTCATGGACATCAATCTGGTAGAGATGTAACAAAGTATTTATCAGGACAAGCAGCAGGTCAAACAGCCCTAGGAATGTGTGATGTTTGGGTATCAGGGCATTTTCATAACTATAAAAGCATGGATATTGGTGAAAGATTGTGGGTTCAATGTCCTACAACTGATCCGGGATCTGAGTGGTTTAGAGATAGACAAGGTCTAGAATCTAAGCCAGGAGTGCTTACAATGGTTATTGGTGAAGACCACGATCCAAGGCGAGACATTAGTATTATTAGTGCCTCAAAAGACTAAATTATCCAAGTAGTCTGTACAAAAACATCGTAATATAAGACAGTAGAGAGAGACTGATGTAAAACCAGTCTAACCGTGTCGAGACGTCTACTTATGGAGCGCCAATGAGTTACCCTGCTGACGTGAGTACACGTACAGTAACTGGTAAATATACCAAAGTAAGTGGAGTTCCTGCTTCAGGTACAGTGACATTTACTGCGTCCAGTAAAATAATAGATGTTAATGACGCGGTGCTTCTTTCTGGACCTTTACAAGTAACTCTTGATGCTTTAGGTGCTTTTAGTGTTGAAATTCCTTGTACAGATGATAGAGATTTATCTCCTCGAGGCTGGTACTACACGGCAAGAGTAAGAATACGTGGAGCACGACCATACGATTTTCGATTCTACCTCCCCGAAGGAGATGAATCAGATGTTGACATCACTCGCCTCGACACGATTGATCAATCAGGTGCATCTGGTTCTCCAGTAGATATTGGAAGAGGGCAAATTGGCCCAGTGGGCGCTCAGGGACCTACAGGACCTACTGGTCCATCAGGGGGTCCAACTGGACCCACGGGTGAGCAGGGCCAGACAGGTCCAACAGGTAATACTGGACCAACTGGCGCTACTGGGCCAAACTCAACTGTAACTGGGCCAACGGGCTCGCAAGGAATCCAAGGACCTACAGGTCCTACTGGTGCTCAGTCAACAGTTGAAGGACCAACAGGTCCTACAGGTACTCAAGGTACACAAGGAATCATTGGTGAAACTGGTCCGCAAGGTATTCAGGGATCAACAGGTGCACAAGGTATTCAAGGAAATCTTGGTCCTACGGGCGCAATAGGTCCAACTGGTGCAACAGGCGCGGCAAGTACAGTTACTGGGCCCACTGGATCAACAGGTGCACAAGGTACTCAAGGTACGCAGGGTATTCAAGGTGTAACTGGCGCTACTGGTGCAACAGGCTCTCAAGGTCCTGCAGGACAATTTGGTGGAGCAACAGTTGACTACACATTTAGTACAGCAGTTACTGACTCAGATCCTGGCGTAGGAAAAGTAAGATTTAATAATCAATTTCTTGATGCATCTACAAAAATGTTTATTGATGATGAAGCCGATGGCTCTATCGATATTCAAGCATTTTTACGAACTATTGACGATAGTACAAGTGCAATTAAAGGTCACTTTAAGATCTCTAATAAACTTGACTTTAATGACTTTGCTTTATTTACTATTAATTCTATCACTGAAACTTCTGGATATTTTAAAGTTGATGTTGCATACATATCTGGATTAGCAAACTCTTTCTCAAATAATGAAGATGTAATTTTAACTTTTGCACGTACTGGCGATGTTGGAGATCAAGGTCCAACAGGTCCCCAAGGTATTCAAGGACCAACAGGTGCGACTGGCTCAGTCGGACCTGCATCAACTGTAACTGGCCCCACTGGGTCTATCGGCCCTTCTGGTCCAACGGGTGCCAATGGACCAACAGGTGCGCAGGGCCCAACGGGTGCGCAAGGAATTCAAGGTGTACAAGGCGTAATTGGACCCACGGGCTCGCAAGGAGTTCAGGGTTTAACTGGTCCAACAGGCGCAGTAGGTGTAACTGGTGCTACTGGACCAACTGGTTCGCAGGGTGCAAGTATAAATATTCTTGGATCTTATTCAACCATTCAGCAACTAATAGCGGCTCAACCTACAGGACAACCAGGAGATGCCTACATTGTAGGTTCTAATCTTTATGTATGGTCAGTTAGTCAAAATCTTTGGAATAATGTTGGAAACGTACAAGGTCCAACAGGCTCAACTGGTGCAACAGGGCCAAACTCAACTGTCACTGGTCCAACTGGACCCACGGGATTGCAAGGTACTCAAGGCTCAACAGGTGCAACAGGCGCAGCCTCAACCGTTGCGGGACCAACTGGTTCTCAGGGAATTCAAGGTGTTACTGGTCCAACAGGCGCAGCCTCAACCGTTGCGGGACCAACTGGTTCAACTGGTGCAACAGGCTCAACTGGTGCTCAATCAACTGTAACTGGGCCAACAGGTGCACAAGGTATCCAAGGGGGTACTGGACCTACGGGGCCAACAGGTTCAACTGGTGCAACAGGAGCAGGATTTACCTTCACTGGGGCTTATGTTTCAGGAAACACATATTACATAAATGAAATTGTTTCATATGAAGGATCTACATATGTAGCACTAAATACAACTACAACTGCACCTACAGACATTCAATTTTGGAAAATATTTTCAAGTATAGGCTCTACTGGTGCCACTGGTTCAACTGGATCACAAGGCATTCAAGGTGTCACCGGGCCTACTGGTTCTCAGGGAATTCAAGGTGTACAAGGTGCGCAAGGTGTAACTGGTCCAACTGGATCAACTGGAGATACAGGCCCAACTGGCGCTACTGGTGCTGACTCAACTGTCACAGGTCCAACTGGATCAACTGGAGATATAGGCCCAACTGGACCTACTGGCGCAACAGGATCTCAAGGAACTGGTGTAACAATTCTTGGGTCGTATGCGACTTTAGGAGCATTGCAAACTGCCTACCCAAGTGGAAATCCAGGAGATGGTTATTTAGTTGCTGGAGACTTATATGTTTGGTCCTCCACTTCCTCTTCGTGGGAAAATGTTGGAAATATTCAAGGACCTACAGGTGCAACTGGTGTTACTGGTCCAACAGGCGCAGCCTCAACCGTTGCGGGACCAACTGGTTCAACTGGTGCAACAGGCTCAACTGGTGCAGATTCTACAATTGCAGGCCCGATCGGTGCAACTGGCCCTGACGGACAATTTACAACTTCAGCAGATACACCCCCATTAAGTTCTAATGAAGGCGATGCTTGGTTTAACAGTAATAATGGAAAAGTCTATGTCTACTACGATTCATATTGGGTAGAAGTCGGTGCTGCTCCTATTGGACCAACTGGATCAACAGGACCAACTGGTACCCAATCAGATGTCACTGGACCAACTGGTAGCACGGGTCCAACAGGATATCGTGGACCAACTGGGCCTACAGGCGCTGTCTCTACAGTTGCTGGACCAACTGGGCCTACAGGCGCTGTCTCTACAGTTGCTGGACCAACTGGGCCTACTGGCGCTGTATCAACCCAGCCATCAACTGTAACTGGGCCAACGGGCTCGCAAGGACCTACAGGTCCTACTGGACCAGAAAGTACTATAACTGGACCAACTGGTTTACGTGGACCTACTGGACCTACGGGACCTACAGGACCTACTGGTCCTCAGGGGCCAACGGGTGCAATTGCACCTTCTGCAGGAACTCCTCCAATAAACCCAGCACTAGGTCAAACATGGTTTGATACTGAAACAGGGGCAGTGTTTGTATATTTTGATGATTTTTGGGTTGAAATTGGAACATCAGAATTTGGTGGTGCAACTGGACCTACTGGTTCAACTGGTGCTACAGGTTTACAGGGATTGACAGGTCCAACGGGGAATAACGGAACTAACGGACTAGATGGTCCGACTGGGCCAACAGGTGCAACTGGAGTATCAGGAAATACTGGTGCCAGTGGTCCAACGGGGCCAACTGGTGCCATTGGTACTGGAAGTGTTGCTAAGGGAAGTTACGATACTTTTGCTGAGTTTGCTGTTGGTGCTGGGTCAACAGTTGGTACGGTAGGAGATTTTTATCTAGTAGTAGAAGATAACACCATCTACATATACACAACTAACAATGGCTGGGTAGATGGCGGAGCACTTATTGGACCAACTGGTCCAACGGGTCCTGTATCAACGCAGCCTTCTGTTACTCCAGGACCTACTGGTCCGACTGGTGCAACTGGCCCTGTATCAACGCAGCCTTCTGTTACTCCAGGACCTACTGGTCCGACTGGTCCTGCAGGCGCAGCAAGTACTGTGACTGGACCATCAGGTTCAATTGGCGTAACAGGGCCTCAAGGGCCTAAAGGTGGTGTGACTTTTGTATTTACTTCAGATGGAAGCGAGTACAGAGTAAATGGCATCTCAAGCGCGCTCCCAACATTACTTGTTACAAGAGGAGAACGTCACTATTTTGACTTATCTGGCGTACTAAGTATTGATCCTTTTGCACTTCGCTTAGTTAATGGAAGTACGTCAACAGTGCCAGGAACAATCAATAACAATACTATTTTTGGAACTAGTCAAGCAAATACAGATTCACTAGTTATATGGGACGTACCTACTAACTACGCACCTACTCAAATTATTTATCAAGATACTTCAGATGCACTTGTCAGTGGAACAATTATTATTATTGATAAGCAGGGGCCAACTGGTCCAGCGGGCCCAACAGGGCCAACTGGTGCTCCAACATCTACAACTTATACTCCAGTATGGGGAGGAGTTGCATACACTGGAACTCAGAGCGGTAGGTACATAAGATCAGGTAATTTAGTACAATTCAGCGTTAGACTCCCAGCAACTAATGTGTCTAACTTTGCTGTTGGTGCTTACACGTTTACATTGCCATTTTTACCGTTCTCAACTTCAAGTTTTACATTTGTTGGACGCGCAATAATTGGAGCCTCTCAGTACATAATTCATGCTCAGGTGGACGAAGGAAGTGCAACCGTTCCGTTTTATGTATCTGGAACTAATGGATTAAGAGAAGCAATGACATCTTCAGTTCCTGCAGCATTTAATTCAACAGCAAACATTATTTATATAACTGGATCTTACGAAGCAGAGCCGCTATAATGATAAAATTATTTATGAAAGTTGCCGTGTAGTATGCCAATAAATTTTCCATCTACCCCCGAACTAAATAATTTATATACTTTTAATTTTCAAACTTATAAATACGATGGTGTTTCATGGCGCTTAGTACGTACAAGCGCAGTTGGCCCAACTGGACCTACGGGCCCTGCAGGGCTTGACTCCACTGCGGTTGGCTCCACTGGACCAGCGGGTGAAATCGGTCCAACGGGTCCAATTGGTAACCCAAGTACAGTGACTGGACCTACGGGTGTTCAAGGATCAACTGGACCAGTTGGGTCGTTTGCAATTACTCCTTGGACTATTTATATACCGTTATGGACATCAAATGGGACCCAACCAGCAATCGGTAATGGTTCAATTACTGGAAGATACGTAAGTATTGGTGCAACTATTATGGGAGAAATAAGATTAATAGCAGGCACGTCAGGGTTTAATGCAGGAACTGGGACATACTTTTTTTCTTTACCTACATCAGGTGTAGCAGAGAACTATCAACCTGTAGGTCAAGTAGTAATTAGAGATGAAGGACCAGGATCAACATTCTTTGGTACTGCAATTTTTAATCAAAATAACACTAGCCGCATTGAAATGTGGATGCATAGTCAATTTTCTTCATATGATGAAGGTGCTCCCGCTGGATTCAATGTTCCAGTCATATTAGCCGCAAACGATAAAATTCTTGTTCAATTTACCTATGAAGCATTCTTAGGATAGGAGTAGATAAATGGCTATTAATTTTCCCGATACTCCTTTAGTAGGTGACATACATGGCACTGGAGTTCAAAACTGGCAGTGGGATGGTATTGCTTGGCAACTTTTAATTTCTCAGGTAGTTGGTCCGACTGG